AAATCCATACAGTTTTTTCGGCATAGGCGTAGCAGAAAACATGGATGACTCTCAACAGATAATGAATGGACACGCTAGAATGGCTATAGACAACTTAGCTCTTTCTGGCTCACTAGTATTTGATGTAGATGAAACTGCGCTTGTTGGCGGACAAAGTATGGAGATATATGCGGGAAAAGTCTTTAAAAGACAAGCAGGAGTAGCTGGACAAGCAATACATGGCTTAAAGTTTCCTAACACATCTACAGAAAATATGATGATGTTTGACAAGTTTAGACAGCTTGCAGACGAGCAAACAGGTATACCAAGCTACTCACACGGACAAACAGGTGTGCAAAGCATGACAAGAACAGCGTCAGGTATGTCAATGTTACTTGGAGCAGCCTCACTTAACATCAAAACAGTTATTAAAAACCTAGATGACTTTTTATTAAAGCCATTAGGAGAAGCATTTTTTCAATGGAACATGCAGTTCTTAGAAAAGAAGCTAGGTGTTGATGGAGACTTAGAAGTTAAAGCAACAGGTACTAACAGCTTAATGCAAAAAGAAGTAAGGTCACAGAGATTAACTATGTTCTTACAGACAGTACAGAATCCTGCCGTAGCTCCTTTTGTTAAGATGAACAAATTGATTTCTGAGTTAGCTTACAGCTTAGACTTAGACCCCGATGAACTGCTAAACGATCCTGAAGAAGCAGCGATCATGGCACAAATAATAGGTATGCAAAATGGACAGACAACAGGCGAAGAAGCTCCTCCCACTGACCAACAACAAGCAGGCATGGGAAGCCCTGCTGGAGTACCTCAAGGAGCGCAAGACCTTGGAGCAACAGGTACTGGCGGTGGCAACATCGGAATTGGAGCTGTTCCGCAGTCAGGGGAAGCTGAGTTCTCTGGTACACCTAGAGCAGTTGAAGGCTAACGTAAAAGTAATATTAGACGAACGAGAACAAAAAGGAATACCTTATGCCTAAGTCAAAGTATAAAAAGAAAAGAGAAATGTATCAAGAAGGAGGTTCTTTAATGATGCCACCTGAAATGGCAGCAGAACCAGAAATGGCTATGGACATGCCAGTAGAGGAGGAGGAATCTATTGAAGAACCAATGATGGATGTTCCTGTAGATACATATCCTAATGCAGATCCAGAAGAAGTAGAAGCTTCTCAGGAATCAGACGAAGTAATTGAACAAGACCAAACAGAAATGGTTTTAAATCAAGCTTTAAATGCAGAGGAACAAGCATATTTAATGGATGCTCTAGAAGATGATTCTCAACTAAGTCAAATTTTTGACAAAGTTGTTTTGACAGCTTCTGAGTTCTCAGGGTCAGGAGAAGTAGAAGGCCTTGGGGATGGTACATCAGATTCAATACCAGCTAGATTATCAGATGGTGAGTTTGTGATGACCAAAAAAGCTACCGATCAAATAGGTGCAGAAAATCTCCAAACAATGATGGATGATGCTGAACGTGCTTATGACGGTGGTATGATGAGAAAAGACTTGTACGGAGGAGGATTACTTCCAAGTACAAGCACAGACGACCTAGAGAGTAACACACGAAATACGGATGATGAAATTCGTAAACTAATGAGTTTACGTGCTAATCAAGCACCAAGTCTCAGGTAATTTTAATTTACGGCTACCTTGACAAGCCAAGCCCCATGAATTTTTTTAGGCCAAAAAAGAATTAGTATGGCTACCTTGCAGAGTACAAGCCCCGTAGGAGATATAATATGAGTGAAGTAAACCAAGTGGAGGAAGAAGTTTCAAACCCGTACAATATGACTAAGGCATGGCACACACCAGATGGCCCTAAAGTAGACAGTGCGGATGGTATGTTTTTTGAGCGACCGAATAAACAGGCTACCTCAGATGAAGCCCCTGTTAATGAAGAAGCAGAAGCTGACGCGCCCAAGAAAAAACGAACTAATTATAAAAAGAGATACGACGATTTAAAACGTCACTACGATCAGAAGTTATCTGAATTTAAACAAAAGGAAGAACAGTTGACGGCTATGGCAAGAAATGCACAGCCACAATACGAAGCTCCTAAAACTCCAGAAGAACTGGAAAAGTTTAAGCAAGAGTACCCTGATTTGTATGACACAGTAGAAACTGTCGCTTATATGAGAAGTTCAGAGCAAGTTAATGAAGTTCAAGAAAAACTAAATGCTTTACAGCAACGTGAGCAAGAAGTTATTCGTAGGGAAGCAGAAGCTGCTTTAGTAGCTAAGCATCCTGATTTTGAGGACATTAGAGGTTCTGAAGATTTTCATAGTTGGGCTGAAGCACAGCCAGAGCAAATACAAGAATGGATTTATAACAATCCAGACAATGCTGCTCTAGCATCTAAAGCTATAGATCTTTTTAAACTTGAAGCTGGATTACAAGCTCAAACTAAATCGCAGCCCAGACAAAAAGAACAAGGGTCTGCTGCTGATATGGTATCGACTAAAACGACTGCCGTAGACGCACAGCAACCTAGAATCTGGACTGAACGGGAAATCGCTGCTATGTCCTTAGATCAGTTTGACAAGTATGAAGAAGAAATCAATCTTGCAGTATCTGAGGGTAGAGTAGTAAAATAATACTCTAACTTAGGAGAAATATAATGGCTTATAATGCGTCCGACCAATTTTTTGAGCAAAGTACCGATACTAATGGTAACTTTGGTAACTCAGTAAGTGGTCAAACTAATTCTTTTTTCTTACCAAAGGTTTATTCCAAACAGGTACTAAACTTTTTTCGTAAATCTTCTGTAGCAGAAGCTGTTACGAACACTGACTATGCTGGAGAAATTGCAGCTTTCGGTGATAGTGTAAGGATTATCAAAGAACCTGAAATCACTGTTTACACGTATGAGCGTGGAGCAGATGTGACTCAGACTAAACTAACCGACCAAGAAGTAACTCTTGTTGTTGACGTAGCAAACGCTTTCAAATTCATCGTTGATGATATTGAAACTAACATGTCGCACGTTAACTTCAGAGACGTAGCAACTTCTTCAGCAGCTTACGCATTGCGTGATGCTTTTGATGAAGGCGTTATAGCAACTATGATTGCTGGCGTTTCTGCTTCTAGCCCTAACCACATACTTGGTTCAGACAACGCGACTGACCTTGCTGCTGGTACTTTTGACGGTACTGGTAACTTGGATATAGGTTTTGGTTCTAGCGAACACGACCCTATAGACGTAATGTCTCACATGGCTAGACTTCTTGATGAGCAAAATGTTCCTGAAGAAGGACGATGGTTCCTAGCGAATCCAGAGTTCTACGAAGTACTTGCTTCAAGTTCTTCTAAACTTCTTTCAGTGGACTACAATGCTGGACAAGGATCTATCCGAAACGGTCTAGTATCTTCTGGTAAGTTACGTGGATTCAATATGTACAAGACTAATAACATTGCTGCAACGTCTAACGCTGCTGGTCAATGTATTGCTGGACATATTTCGTCTACTGCAACTGCTCAGACTATTACAAGCACTGAGGTCATCCGTGACCCTGATAGCTTTGGTGACATTGTACGTGGACTACACGTATATGGAGCTAAGGTACTAAGAGGCGAAGCCCTCGTATCAGCGTTCTACGGAATCGACTAATAGAACTGGTAAGGGGGTCTTTGATTAGGCCCCTAAGCCTTTTGGAGTTTTTATATGCCACAACTAGGAAGTAATGAGAAACCTGTATTTATACGGGGAGCTAATAAAAAAAGAGGTAAGAAACTAGGACTTACTGGAAAGTTTTATAACTCTGAAAGTTTAAAAAACTATCAAGATAATTATGACCGTATTTTTAAAAACAACGGGAGTCAATCAAATGATGTACATGATGAATGAAGAAAGAATGCTTACTGATGCTGATCGCAAAATAGTATCAGATGGTAAAACAGGATATAAAAATATTTTTGAACTAGAAGGACAGTTTGTAAATGATGGTCATTCACAAGGTTCAAAGTTTAATATGGAACAACGAATGAAAACTATGGGACACTAATGGCTACAACATACCTTGAACTAAGTAACGAAATTCTACGAGAAATGAATGAAGTAGAATTAACATCTTCTAACTTTGCATCTTCTGTAGGAGTACAGACGCACGTAAAAGATTTAGTAAATAGATCTTACCTAGATATGGTTAATGAAGAACCTCAGTGGCCTTTTTTAGCTACTGGCGAATCTGGCTCTACAGATCCAATGTACGGAAATACATATGTTGAAACTGTAGCTGGTACTCGATGGTATGAATTAAAACCAGCTTCAAGTAGTCTTACAACAGATTATGGCTACATAGATTGGGATAATTTTTTACTAACTACAGTAGGTGTTAGTGGTGAATCAGCACCGTATACTATTCGTAATTTACGATTTACTAGTATTGAAGAATGGAAAGATTATTTTCGTATAGCTCAGAATCACGATGATGCTGACACTCAAAACTACGGAGTACCTGACAGAGTTATAAAAAGTCCAGACAACAGAAAGTTTGGTCTTTCGTCAATACCCGATAAAGTTTATAGAATTTATTTTTACGCTTATGATTTACCAACAGCTTTGTCAGCAGCAACTGACACTATAGTTTTTCCAGATGTATATGTGCCTGTATTAATAAACAGAGCAAGATACTACATGCACCAGTTTAAAGACAATGCTCAAGCATCTGCATTTTCTAACGAAGATTACAAGCGTGGATTAAAAACAATGAAAATGCATCTTATGGAACCAGCCCCAAGCTATTTTAAAGATGATAGAATAAGGTTTACATAATGGCACAATCATTACCATATGCTGTATCATGTAAAGGTGGACTTAACACAAACTTAAATCAATTTGAAATTCTTTCAGTTGCAGGATCTGCGACAGTATTAGAAAACTTTGAAGTTGATACAGATGGTGGTTACAGAAGAATTAATGGCTTCGCACCTTTTGGTGGTGACGATGCTACAAGACCTAATAGCACAAACGCTATTATAGGTCTTTTTGTTTATGCAGATGGCTTAATAGCTTGCTCAGGAACAAATATTTATTTTACGTTAGATGGTGTTACTTGGTTACAAATTAATAGATCTTCGGTAGATGCAGGTGGTGATAACTATTCTACATTTACAGGCAGAGGAACATTAACAAGAACGAGCCAAGGCCAAGCTAACTTTGCTTTGTACGAAGGTGACTCTACTTATGGTGAAGTAATCATAACAGATCAAGCTTCTGCTACGAAGCCTTTTTATTTTAAAATGACAGGTACAGGAGCGTTAAGTAATAGAACTTATTTTGCAAAAGAAATTACAGTTGATGGTTCTGTATATCCTAAAAATTGTATAATACATGACAAACATTTAGTTGTTGCAGGAGACACAAATAACCCTAATACTATTTATTACAGTGGTACAGATGATATAGATGACTTCACAAGTACTGGATCAGGTAGTATAAAACTAGATGACAAAGTTGTAGGTATTCGTTCTTTTCGTGAAGATCTTATAATCTTTTGTCAAAACAGTATTTATAAACTTCAAAACATAAACGTAAGTTCTTCAATAGTCGTTACTCCAATTACTAAAAACGTAGGTTGCTTAGATAATTTTAGTATTCAAGAATTTAGTGGTGACTTAGTATTTTTAAGTCCTGACGGAGTTCGGACTCTTGCAGGCACAGCTAGAATTGGTGACGTAGAGTTAAGCTCTATTAGTAGACCGATACAACCAATTACAAATGCACTAGCTAAAAATATAAACAGTTATGTAATTACTAGCGCAGTACTTAGAAACAAATCACAATATAGAATATTTTATGCAGGAACTACGCAAGCAGCTTCAGAATCTAAAGGTATTATAGGAAGTTTAACAACAAACGGAATGGCTTGGGCAGAAACAAAAGGTGTCCAAGCTAGAGCAATTACATCAGGTTTTGATAGTGACGGTGTTGAGCAGCAGTACCACGGTGATAATAGTGGATATGTTTATTTACACGACTCTGGAAATTCTTTTTATCATTCAGGATCAGAAGCAAACATACTAGCAACTTACACAACTCCTAACTTTGACTTTGGAGATCACGGAACTAGAAAAACAGTAAACTATGTAAAACTTTCTTTAAGTCCTGAAGGAACGGTAGAACCTAAATTAAGAGTTCGTTACGATTATGAAGATCCAACTTTACCGCAACCAGCAGAGTATACGTTAAGTACAGTACGAACACCTGCTACATTTGGTACAAGTGTTTTTGGAACAAGTACATATTTTGGAGGGACTCTTGATCCCACTATTAGACAAGTAGTTCAAGGAAATGGACACACCACAAGTTTTAGAATACGGTCAGAGGATACAAATCCTCCATACGCTATTAATGGTATATATGTAGATTATACGCCAGCCAACAGGAGATAATTTGAATGACAAGTTACACACGACAAAGTAGTTTTTCGGATGGAGATACTATAACAGCAGCGTTATTTAATAACGAATATAATCAGGTATTAGGTGCTTTTGCTTACGCTTCATCAGGAACAACAGGACACCGCCATGACGGTACGGCTGGTGAAGGTGGTAATGTACATACTATAGGAGATCAAAACTTCTTAAACAAAATTGTAGTAGATAGCACTAACAATCGTTGGGGAGTCTATGTAGAAGTAAGTAGCTCTGCCGTAGAACAAATAAGGATTCAAGATGGCGCGATTGTACCAGTAACGGATAACGATATTGATTTAGGTACAAGCTCTTTAGAATTTAAAGATGGATACTTTGATGGTACAATACACGTAGATACTCTTGATGTAGATGTAAACGGTACAGTAGCAGGAACTTTTGGAGTTACTGGAGCTACTACGTTATCAAG